AGGGTTAACTCATAACAATTATTACTATAAATTATTTGAGGAATCCGGGAGTATTGATAGCGAATTTTGTACTATCACAAATCAACAAGGAAAGTATACTGCAAAATTGTTAAAACCGGGATTGTATTATATGAATTTTAAAGTACATGTAGAAATGTCCGGTGGCTTTTCCGAAGAGGTAATTGCATCACTCAAATTGTTTAAATCTAATACTTTAGATTGGAGTACATTTGATGTACTGGATGCTGAGACTGTAGAAATTTCAAAAACAGAAAATACTTCAATCAATAAAAAGATTCATTTTCTATTCAAGTTAACGGAACCGTCGTATATCAGGATATATATTGATGTTGATACTAGTCATACTAAAGCGATTACGTTTCGAATAGATGGTTGTGATATTATTGCACTAGACTGGAAAGGCAAGCAGTCAGCAAATCTATCTGAATTACATGATCTGCGTATCGGAGCAGATGGAGTTGTGCATAATACAGCCGGGGAAGCGGTTAGAAAGCAAATTGGTAATCTAACGGAAGAGTTAAGTAATCTTTTGGAAGAAGGTACTCAGATTCTTGATTGGAAAAATGCGAAAGTAGTAAATGGGTATTTCACATCCATTTCAGATTTCAAAAGTAGTGATGTTTCAAGGACAGTAATTATCCCTGTTGATTATTCAAAAGGAGATACAATATCTATTCATCGTGGCATTATGGGGGAAAGATTTGTATATGGTTATACATCAATAGAAATGCCGAAAATTGGTGATATATTAGATTATGCTAATATTCAAAATAATGCGGAGAGGGTTATATTAAGAATTAAATCGGATACAAAAAATATTTTGTTATATTATTATAATTCGACACTTGATAATTATGATTCAGATGATATTTTAGCATCTATCATGGTACAATATGGTAAGGTATATACTGGATATGAACCTTATGGAGAACCTCGGGGGAAAAAAGATATTATCAATAAAATAAACGGTAATTCTGAAAAACTAATATCCGCAGTATATAATTCACCATCTATATTTGATGATGTTTCTAATCCAATTTCAAAAGGAGACCATTTTTATTTATATGTAAAGGATATTGTTGGTGCAAAGTATTCTGACATCGAATTTTATTTTTTTAGAAGTGATAACACATATAAACGGGTAATACACAATATAAACATTGGCAAATTGTATGCTATAACCGCAGATGAAGACTATACTAAATATAGAATAAGGATTGTAGTAGAATCCACTACATCAAATGATATGATTTATGCCATATATAATATTTTTCAAAGTAATGGTATTTCAGCCATCAATATAAGTGCAAAAGTATACGATTTAGCACTAGATAATAATAAAAAAGTAGAACAATTAACAGCCAACAATCTAAACACTTGTAATATATTCAGAAAAGTAATTGCTTGTGGAGATAGTTATACCGCTGGATATATAGTTAGCAAAACAGGAGAGATACACAATGTAAATGAAGAATATGCGTGGCCTCATTATATGGAAACAATTACCGGTAACACATGGGTTAATTGCGGACATAGTGGAACTAATGCTTATACTTGGCAAACCGCAGAAAGGGGATTACCAAAAGCTAGAGCCGCTGGAAAAGCACAAGCTTATATTCTTGGATTAATGATTAATGATTCTTCATCAGATTCTAACCGAAATTTGACATTAGGTACAATTACAGATATTGGCACTAATAATATGACATTTTATGCTCAATATACAAAAGTAATCAAAGAATTATTTAATATTAGTCCAAATGCAAAGGTATTTATCGAAACCTGTCCAAAGGTTGAAGGCGATAGATACGTTGGATATAATCAAGCCGTACATGATATTTATGACGCACTAAAATCAAATTACCCAAACTTACATTTGCTTGATTTATTCAAGTATTATAATATGTACACAAACACAAGTCTTGCAAATGATTCACTTGCCGGACATTATACTGCAATAGGCTATCAGCAATTTGCTCAAATTTTATCAGTAATTTTAAGTTCTTATATAAATGAACATATTTCTGACTTCCAGGATGTAGCATTTATAGAATACGATAATTAACTAAATCAGACATAATATTAATAATGTTATTAAGATTAATAAAATTAATAATAAAACATGCCAAAAAAGAAAGGGAGTCGTTCAAACTCCCTTATCTTTTAGCCACTGTTCCATTGCTTTTCTTACACACCAGCTGACACTTCTTTCTTCACGTGTGCAGTATTCCTGGAGGCGTTGAAATTGCTCTGGATCAAAGCTTACGGATTGCCTGACAGCTTTTTGGCTTTCTTCTTTTCTCGGTCTTGCCATATTACTACCTCCGTATGTTTTTGATTATAATAGTAATAATGTTATGATGCAAGAACAAAGATTGAGGTTAAGGCTTGTGACAGATGCTTCTTTTGCCGTATAATGACGGTGAAAGGAGAACAGTAATATGAAGGATACAAATTGGGAAAAAAGAATAAGTAATAGAAATGACATGGCTTTGAGAATTACGCATTTGACTAGAGGGAAAGATAATGATGAAGCGTTCGAAAATCTGTGGAAAATTTTAATTGATAAAAAAATAAATGGAAGTGGAAATTCTGGATTTATAACTGGAAGAAGAAAAGCGGTTTGTCTTCAAGAACTTCCATTAAGTGCGATTGCAGAAAATTTAATGTATGAAGAAAGCTTGCATGATAGAGTTAGATATTCACCCTTTGGAATAAGATTTCACAAAGGTTTTATATACAATAGAGGTGGAAGACCTGTTATATATGAAGATAAAGATATTATGAGATCATTACTTCCAGAAAGTGAATATTGGCGTATTGTAGATTTGGATTTGTCTAATAAAGATTCATATGTTGATTGGACCCATGAAAGAGAGTGGAGGGTTCCCGATGAGTTGACATTCAATTACGGCAATATAGAAATCATTGTAGAGCAAGGAAAGTATTATAGAAAACTTGTAAAGCGTTGCATAGATAAAAAAAGAACAGACATCCTTGTAGGTATACATGGGATAATAACACTTGATAGTGTGTATTCTTAGAACTCAGAAAGCGTAATAAGTTATACGCAAACTGGATTTCAAAAGAGAGAAAGAAAAGATCCCAAACTCCTTGAATAAATGCGAAGCATTTTTCACCAGGAATGATTTTAAGAAAAGGAATTTAAAAAAGGAAGGATAAAATCCGACTTGTGTGATTTAAAATCACTCATATATGTGTGCCAATAAATCGCAGATATAACTGTGAAAAGAAATCACACATATAGAAGCGAAATAAATGCACAGGTATATAAGTGAAAAAAAGTCACAGATATAGCAATGAAATAAAAGCACACATATAAGAGTGCTTTCTTTTCGCAGAAATAAGTCAAAAAAGTTTCTTCTAAAAATTTCGAAAAAATAAAATATGTCATGATACTCATGTAAACAAAAAACGGAGCTGAACTTCAAGACTACCAATCAAACAGTTCAGCTCCAAGCACCACAAGGGCATAAATAGTATAACATATACTTCTGCCTTTGTGTAACTGCAAAGGAGGAGTTTTTATGCAGGAGCAATTTGTTAATGAGTTCATGGCAAAGGTAACTGATCTGATTTCAGATGCCGATTTAAATATCGTGTATAAGCAGTTAATGATTCATGTCTCTGAGTATGAGGTTCGCAAAAAGAGTACGGAGGTAGCAATCTATGAGGGCTATTTGCCAGAGTGCTACGAGGTTTTCTTTGTAACGAGGAAAATCGAAGGTATGAGTATGAAGTCATTAGAGTTATACAACATGGTTTTGAAACATTTCTTCTATTGTCTTAACAAAAAGATTGAAGAAATAACAACAAACGATATCAGAGTATATCTGTATAAGGTCCAGCAGGAAAGACAGCTCAGTAATGCCACCTTAGATAGCCGAAGAACGATTATCCACTCATTCTTGGAGTGGGCGGCAAATGAGCAATATATAGGAAGTAATCCATGCCGGAGCATCCGGCCAATCAAATATGAAAGACCGAAACGAAATCCGCTGACGGCGATAGAGCTAGAAATGCTTAGAAACACCTGCCAGACAATTCGAGATGCCGCGATCATAGAGTTTTTATATAGCACCGGTTGCCGCGTAACAGAGATGGAACGGGCAGATATTACAGATGTGGACTTTGCTAAAAAAGAAGTGCTATTGTTCGGAAAAGGCAATAAACACAGAATCTCTTATATCAATGCCAGAGCTGAATTAGCATTGAAAAAATATTTAGAAATTAGAGAAGACGATAGTCCGGCATTATTTGTATCAGAAAGAAAACCTCATGGCAGGATTAAAAAGGCTGAAATAGAAAGCGTGTGCGCCAGCTAGGGGAAATGTCTGGAATAGGTAGGAGAGTATATCCTCACTTAATCCGGCATACAACGGCTACGGATGGGCTATTTCGAGGGATGCCAGTGGAAGAGGTACAGAAGCTATTAGGGCATGTAAATATCACAACTACGATGATATACGCAGAGGTGTCCGAAGAAAACACGAAAAATAATCATAAGAAATATATCGTATAAAGGAAAACAGCTCCCGAAAGAGCTGCTTTAAAAAATATGAAAAAAATAATTAACCTTGAAAGGCAGGTCAATGATGTTATCATAACATATTTTGTGTAATACACAATGGTATTTTTTAATACTGTTGTGTATTTTTTTAATTCTCGAGGAGGTGAAAAATGATGAGAATAGTAGCAACAAAAAACAGGAAAAGAAAAAAGAAATTCCCATGGCGAATCGTGCTAGATAACGGAAGACAGATTCCGGTGCCATCACAGTATGATTTCAAAAGTTCATTTATCCGTACGCATGGCTGTAGCCTGGTAGCTTTCTACATGGCGCTGCGATTCCGAGGCATTAAGAAAAATATGCAGCAATGCTTAAACTTCGCAAGAAAGAAATTGAAATGCGGAGCAAAGTATCCATTGACGGAAATTGCGAAGGGAATCAACCAGATCTGCCCCGGAAAACCTGCAGTCTATCACAAATCATTGACGAACGCTCAGTTGGAAGCAAAGTTAAAGCGTGGGTATATGGTCGTGTTCGAGGAAGGGAGCCCCATCCACACAGTTGTCTTGCTCATGGATAAGCGAACGGGAAAAATCTGGCGGTTTTCTGACGGTCATAAGAACACAACAATAGTTGCAAAGGAGAATACAAGGAAATGTACAAACGAGAAGTACAGGGGAATAATTGTGGTGAAATGAGGAAGATGGCTGTGTACATAGATGCAAATACAATCATTACAGCCGGGGCACTGCTCGGAGCGACGACGGCAATTGTTGGAGCCGCATTTAGCGCGTACCGCTGGTATTTAAAACAAAATAAACAGGATGAAGAAATTGAGAGAATGAAAGGTGAGCAGTGTTTGTTGACCTATGGCATTCTTGCCTGTTTAAAAGGATTGAAAGAGCAGGGGTGTAATGGTCCTGTCACAGAAGCGATTGACAAAATTGAGAAACATATTAATAAACAAGCACACGATCAGGAGGATTAATTATGATTAATATTAGTGTAAAAACAAAAAAATGGATGAAAGCAGCAGGAGTAAGAGCGGTAAAAACGGCAGCACAGACCGCAGTTGCCCTGATTCCGGCGGCAGTATCTATTAATGCTGTTGATTGGACAATGGTAATCGGAACAGCAGCACTTGCAGGTGTTGTAAGTTTGCTGACTAGCGTTGCAGGACTGCCAGAATGCAAGGAGGAGTAAGAGTGAAAAAAATAATTGATGTGTCATCATACAATGGCACAGTAAACTGGGAGAAGGCAAAGGCATACGGTTGCCAGGGGGCTATATTAAAAATCATTAGAAAAGATTTGGCAAGAGACAAGCAGTTTAACACAAATTATGCAGCCTGCAATAAAAACAAAATCGACTGGGGTGTGTACAATTATACATATGCCACTACCCCGAAAAAGGCAAGGGCAGATATGGAACTTGTCTGCGATATTCTTGATAAGATTGACAAAGAACATTTTGTGTACGGTATCTGGTTTGATATCGAGGATAAGATACAGGCAAGTCTGAGCAAAGCCAAAATTGCTGCAATCATTAACGCAGCACAGCAGGTTGTAGAGGAGAGAGGTTATCTGTTCAGTGTTTACACAGGAATGAGTTACTATAACGAGCATATTGATAGAAAACAGGTCAAATGCCAGAACTGGTGGATTGCCCGTTATTATCGTGGGGATGCTCGTATGCAGATTGCAACAAATCCAGACGAAAAAAAGAAGCCGACTATGGCTAATATTGCATGGCAGTACACATCTAAAGGACGTTTCCCGAAGACGATTTCAAACGGTAACAGCGGAAACTTTGACTTAAATGTACTTTATAAAGAGCCAGGGAGTAAAAAGGTTGAAGAGACTAAGAAAACTCCAGCTAAGACAAAGACTGTATATTATCCTAAATATCGTGGAAAATCCAGTTCGATTGTAGATGCCCTGAAATCATTAAAAATCAATTCTTCGAAGAAAAACAGGGAGAAAATTGCAACTTTAAACGGCATTAAAAATTACAAAGGTAGCGCATCACAGAATACGAAGTTGATTAATTTGCTGAAAAGAGGTAAACTTATTAAGAGTAAATAACTTGTGTAGAAAATAAAAAACAAAAGTTGTTTATATTATAAGTAGATTTAGAAATACACAGGTAATACACAAATAAATTGAACAATCCAGTAGCTAAGCGGATTTTCAGAGCGTTTCAGCTTCCGTAGAAGAAGCTGCTAAGGCAGGTAGATTCTAAGAAAAACTCTTTATTTATGCGGGTTTTAGGACTTCCATTTTATGTGGAAGTCCTTTTTTATTTTATAAATATTATTCTTAAAAAGAAAAATCTTACAACAGATGTTGTCAAGTCTACGAGAAGTCTACACAGCTTCGTAATGTAGACTTTTAACACTGTCGAAGTCTACAAGCACCTGTTTAAGCCATATTGATGCTTTTTGTTTATTATTTTTACATACTATTATGTGTTAATGGATAAAACGAAAGGAAGGATTAATATGAGCGACTTAATTATAAGACCAAGAATGTTAAATTTGAAAGGACTTATGCCTGTAAGGGTGTGGGTTCTTTTTTTGGTAAAATAAAAAGACCAATCAAGAGATTGGTCTAATTATACTAAGTTACCAATAGCCTAGCAGCGATGCCAACACATGACACTTACCTCGATAATGGCACTGATATAGGACTTACTGTTGGTAGCTTTATCTTATCATATGCAAGAAAAACTGTCAATATTCTAAGAAAAAATCATTATTGTTTAGGAAAAGTAAAAACAAATTTTAGGATACCTGCTTCTTCTAATTTTTTTAATTCATTTTTATAACCACCTGTTTGCAAATGAGAGTAATATAGATTTGCAAAAACATCAGCAATTTGAATAAGATTATTATCAGATGAATCGTAATATGTAACATCAAATTTCTTGTCAGTGGTTCCATTCATGGATAGTTCAGTATTAAGATAATTTTCGAGAAAAAATCTTGATTCAGTTTTTTCATTTCGCTCATCAAGTTGAAGTGAACAATCTTCTTTTGGGATATATCCCCTATGTATAAAGTATTCCATAGCTAACTTTATGGTGTAATTAAACACTCTTGCAGTATTTTGGCAAAATTGATCAGTTAATTCTGAATTTTTTATTTTAATGATATACAATTCAAATGATGGTTTACGAGAAAAGAAATCGACAAAACTTTTTTTCATTTCTTTGTCAAACTGGGAACCTTTAAGTTCTTTAAAAGTTTCATTAGAAAACATTTTGCCGCCTTCTTTTATGAGTTTTCCCGTTTTGGGATGATACTTATCTTTATCTAATTCAAGAAGTCTATCATAATTAGAAGAAACAAATCGCTTGTAAGATCTTTTTAAAGATTTTTTATTAAGAACTCTAACTAAAGCAATTACAAAATGCTTATTATGAGAGAGATGATTATTAATAGATCCGGATTCATCAATATAAAATGTCAAAGTTTATACTCCTTCGTTTAAAATATATGTAAATGATTATAGCAGGCAGTATGTGAAAGAGCAAATGAATTATAAGAGTTTTGTATATAAAAATTTTTGTGTATTTTTGTTAATAAAATATTTTAATGCAAGTTGCGGAGATTAAAATAACATATTGTGACTATAAAGT